CAAGCACAAAGGATCGTCCATACTACTTCGACAGTGAAGCCGAAGGCCCGGAATGCCACTTCTCCGATGCACTGCGGCATTTGGCGAGAGCGTATCGGTGGCAGACCATCGGCGGAGAGTACATCGGGGACAGCCGCACAATAGCCGCGTATCACGGCCAGGACAGAGCCACGAAAGCCATCAACCCTTTGGATTGGGTGTAATATGCCAGATGTATCAGATCAAGCGACAATCGACGTCCAAGCCCAACTGCGGCAGCATAAATCCCTATCCCAGTTGGTGGCCGATCGACAGACATCGTGGGAGTCGAACACCGAACGGGTGAATTTCGTGACCCGAGCCAAAGAGGTCATTAAATACTGCCGAGACGATCTCGATATGAACGTGGACATCCAACCCGGCACAGGGGCGACCCGAAGCGACCAGAACGCCAATCAGTTCACGTCCAGGGTGATGAGCAGCCTGGAAGACTCAGCGGATGCATTCTGCGGCAATTTGTTCGTACCCCAGGGCTGGTTCGGCTACCAGATCATGGACCAACGGTTGCAGGCTGTGGACGAGATCCAGGCATGGCTCCAGCGAACCGAGAAGCACATGGAGCAAGCCATCAGTGGGGCGAACTTCTACCCTCAGATGCCGAACGTCTCTATGGACTCCCTGAGTATCGGGGATGGTGTGATGTTCGCCGGGGAGGACGAGAAGGAAGATCGAGCTTTCTGCCACTACTGGGATATCCTCTCGACATGGTTCATTCGAGACCATTGGGGCAAGATCATCGGGGTACATCATCGCTGGCGATTCAATGTTCTCGAAGCGTATGAGCGGTGGGGGACCAAGTGCTCCAAGACCGTTATCGAGAATGCCGAGGGCAACCGGCCGGCGGAGACATGCACATTCATCCAGGCCATCTACAAGCGGAACGATCCGATTCTCAAAGGCCAAAGGTTCGCCAAAGAGCGGCCGTTCATCGAGCTTTGGATTCAGGAGGACTCAGAGAAGAACGACAAGACGCATGTTACCCCGGAATGGCCCGATGCTGGGATGAACGGTATTCTGGAACAAGGCGGATATGGCTCCATGCCGGTGCTCGACTGGCCGTACTGGCTCAAATCGAGCGAGACTCACGGTAGGGGGCCGATGCACCTGATCAGCATCAGGAGACTCCATGCTTTGTGGAAATCGACCCTGCTGGCGGTCAATCGATCTGGGGCCCCGCCCATGCTGGCATCAGAGGCACTCAAGAACCTACTTAACCTCAGTCCCGATGGTGTAACGTGGGTTCGGAACGCTGCAGACTTGGAAGCCAGACCGGTCTACAATGGCTCCATCGACTACCGGGGCAACATGGAACTTATCATGAAGGCTGAGGAAGATCTTCGTGATATGCTCAAGCTCAACGTCTTCCTGGCTATGACCCTGAAGACCAAGGACATGCGGGTGGATGAGGTCATGCAAGTCGTTGGTGAGCAAGCTGCGATGTTGTCCCCTCGGATCGGTCTGCTTGCCTCGCTGTTCCTGGACAACTTCCATCAGAGAATGTGGTCGATTGAGGAGCAACGCGGCCGACTCATGGCAACCGAGCCGCCGGGGATCATCATGAACTACCTTCAGGCCACGCAGTACGAAGCAGCAAAGAAGGGTAGGAAGTTCAAAGGGCTCCCCATTCGAATCGTGTACAAGGGACCGCTCCAGGTGGCCCAGGACAGCTATTACGTCCAGCGGAGGCTGGCGGCGGGCTTGGCACCGATCAGGGCGTTCCTGTTCGACATTGATCCTGAGGCTGTGGCCGATGCGATTGATGTCGGTGTGGCCTGCGAAGAGGTGATGGACAACACCGGATTCATGCAACAGGCGATTCGCGGCAAGGAAGCCCGCGCCAAGCGACAAAAGGAACGGGCTGAGGCCCAGATGATGCAGATGCAATCCGTGGCAGCCAAGGACCAAGCAGGGGCCTTGCGAGACACGGCACAGGCCGCTCAGATCGTGGGAGGTGGTAAGTAATGGCCGAGACGACAGAACAGATCCTTCACGCGGCGTTCAAAGGTACGCTGGGTCTCCAGGCGGCGGCCGGCTTGGCTCGGATGGGCGGGTTGTTCCTGGATCAATTCCAGAGCGATCCAAAGCAGATGGCCGAGCAGAACCTCGTCAAGCAGTATCTCCGGCAGGCAGGGTTCGAGTTGGTGTTACGACAGAATCCAGAGCCCATGCCGCCACAGCAGACAGGCAATCCAATCGAGGACATTTTGAAGGGGTAGAACAGCATGGCAGAAGAGACAGTACAGGACGTTGCACCGGAAACACCGGCCAAATGGTACGGCGACGGCGAGTTCAGCGAGGATCAGATTTCCGTTGTGAACCGTTACAAGGACCGCTCATCGTGGAACAAGGCCCATTTTGAGTTACGCAGGCGGCTTGGCGACGAAGGGCTCCCGCCTGATCCGAGCAAGCTCAAGCCGGAAGAATACCTCGCAAAACTCAAGGACTACAGGGCGAGGGCTGGCGGAATCGTTGACCCCAAGGGCTTCAAGATCGTTTGGCCGGCGGACATCGCAGGGTACGTCGAGGGGAAGTTCCCGGAGACGGCCGCAGAGATCGCCGCTGATGCTGCTGAGTTTGGCTTGACTCAGATGGAGGTAGACGCCAAGATCGCGAAGCTGTCCCAGACGATCCGCGATAAAATGCAGTCTGAGAACGAGTCCGCAACGCAGGCAAGGCAGGCCAAGGATACCGCTATTGCCGATGCGGTGCGTGAACTGACTGGATTGTGGGGCGACGCGACCGAGACGAACACCAACAACGCCACGCTCAAGATTGCCGAGTACGACAACACGCTGTACTCGCGGGACAATGAAGGTCTGAGCGAAGAAGAGATCGCAGATCGCGGCGGGAAGCTGGCTCAGTTCGTTCGGGATCTGCCCCCGGACAAGCGGAACATGATGCTGAGGCTATTCAACAACCTCCACGTTAAGGAATCCGCGGAATCCGGGCCGACCAGCACCATCGAGGGGCAGGGGCAGAACCTCTTCAACGACCGATTCAGCAAGGCCAAGCAGATGTGGCCCAATCGCGGCCCTGAGTGGTGGAACGAGGCCGCACGGAGCAACATGCAACTATGAGGCTCGTAAGAACAAAGCTGACGTGGCAAGGCCATCGAATCTGGCTGGAGGACACTCTTGCCGGAGAGGCCGAGCATATGGAATACATTCACGGCGAGGTCGGGAGGCCCGCCAATCTGAAATTGGAGAACGACAGTGGCGAACGAAGAACAGCAACAATCGACAACGACGCAACCGGAAGTGGTCAAGAGATCCCCAGGGCGACCCCGCAAGGAGGAGTCGTTCATCCCTGAGCCCGAGCCCACGGCGAGAATCAGGGCTATTATCACAGGTGTTGGGGGCAAGGATCTGACCGTCCCTGCCTCCCAGGTCGAAAAGACGCTGGAAAAGATCAATCGCATCGGTTTTTGTGTTGACAACGGACGAGGGACTCGCACATACTACTTGATGTCCAGAATTGAAAAGCTGGACGTGAGTGGCATAGCGTCGAAGACGCCGATACCGGCCCCGTAAGGGATACCCCGGTAGCCCTTTTCCAGATACCCCGCCCATGCGGCCCTGGTGCCCTGGATGAAAGTCATCCAAGTGTATCAGACCCTGGAAACCCGGCCATGTGGCCGACACCTTTCCCAAGGTCAGACGTTACAATCTGATTTCAGGAGGTGTGCCACATGGCAACCCAATCGATGACCACTTACTACAGCCTTTTGGGGCTGCACGGGATCAAGGGCAAACCCGCCGAAACCCTGTTTGAATCTACCCCACTTATCCGCGACATGCCCATTTATCCCGGCAACGAGAAGATGGGCCACAGCGGCAGCAGACTGACCTCCATGCCCGCCCCGGCGTTCCGCAAGGTTTCCGGGTATACCACTCCGGGTACGGCCACGTGGAGCCCGTATTCCGAAGACATCTCCATCGTGGACGGATCTGCGATCATTCCCGATGATGTCAAGCGGATTGAGGGCATTGAGAAGGTCGCCTACATTGAGCGAGCCCACAGACAGGGCTTCATGCAGGCGATCGAGGGCCACATGTTCCAGGGTACGACCTCGACGGCCCCGGAGAAGTACCGCAGCTTCAACGAGCGGTACATGTACCCCGACAACGACACCAGTTCCAACAGTCCGGAAAATCCGGATGTTTCGACCGGTGCGCAGCCGAACGTCTACGACGCCACCGGCACGGGCTCGGACACAACGAGCATCTGGTTCTTCCGCTGGGGTGCTGAGCAGGTCCACGGCATTTCGCCCGTGGGAGACCCTCAGATGGGTGTGGTCGAGAAGGACAAGGGCCTTCAGACCCAGTGGAGCACCAGCACTCACCGCGACGTGTGGGTGAAGGTCTTCGAGTGGTGGCACGGAATCGCCGTCCCCAATCAGAAGTGCGTCGCCCGCATCCGGAACATTGAGAGCGGCATCGACAGCATCGACGCCGGGCTCAAGAAGCTGATCTTCCGTGTCATCAACGAGGGTATGGACGAGGGCGAAGGGACGATCTTCATGTACATCCCGCCGCGTCTGAAGACCCACTTCGATGTCCTCCTGGAGGCGAAGCAGAACGTCATCTTCTCGCGGGACAATCCCTACAACGTCGAAATGCCGATGTGGGGTGGGACCGTTCCCATCCGCGTCTGCAAGAAGATCCCCATCACCGAGGCTGCCGTGGCCGCTGTTTAAGCGACCGGCTTTTTGGAAAGGAAACTGATATGTTGATCGAACAAAGCCTTGGCGAGTTCTGGGACGGGACCGCTCTGACGGCTGGGACTACCGCGTCGGAAATTCTCGATCTCGCACAAGCAAGACATCAGGTTGGAGTCGGTGGAGAACTGTGGCTGTGGCTTCGCACGAACGTGGCTGCGGTGTTCGACAGTACGCAGACTTACCTGTTTGCGTTCATCGTGGATACGGTAGAGGCCATGAACTCGACCCCGAAAGCCGTCATTGTCATCGCGGACAGCGATGGTACGGCCATCGTCACCGCCGACGCCGAGAGCACGCCCCTGAAAACGGCGGGCAAGACAATCTTCGCCGGGTCGCTTCCGTACAACGCTGACTGGCGATATGGCAAGTGGGAAGCCATCCTCGCCAATGGCGGTGGCACGGCGAGCATTACCCTGGACGCCCAGCTTCTCGCGGGCCCGCCTCCGGCCAATGCGGCTACGTCCCAGATCTACGCGAGCAACATCACGGTGCCGAGCTAAACCGAACGGGCCGGGCCTCTCCCGGCCCTTCTTCTTTCACAGGAGTTTTGACCATGAAACGAATCTGGACCATCTTGGTTCTGCTGATGCTGGCCTCTGTGGCCCATGGGACCATGACCTACAGTGCCAGCTACCTGACCGATCCGACTTATCAGTCGGTGTTGTATTCCGGCAACAGCACCATCGACCGGCATTATCTGATGCACAACGAGATCGAGGGGTATCTCGAAGGCACGACCGTATTCCCCTCTCTGAGCATCATCGAGAGTACTGGGGCGACCTACTACACCAAACTCCAAGGGGGGAATCAGTCGGCGAATCTGACGTTGACCCTTCCGACGGCTTACGCCGCCACGACCGGGTACGTGCTGAGTTCGACCGATGCTGGTGTTCTGTCCTGGGTGGCCAATGCTGGCACCTTCGCAGGGGGGGCGATCACGTCCGACATCACCATGACGGACGGTGAGTACATACGGCCTGAAGGAACGACCGCAGCCCAGACAGTAGCCCTTCAGGCATATGACGTCGACAATACGACCTTCAGGAACGTCCTGACCGCCGACAACCACGCAACGGTAGTGCCGATTGTCCTGGGTGACGCCGCCGCATCTTTGGCTATCGCATCCACCGGCCTGAATGTGTCGACGGCCGGTGCCGTGTCCGGAGTGACTACGCTGGCGGCCACGGACAATATCAGCCTGGCCAACGGAAAGAGTGTGGTGAGTTCGACCACAACGGCCCAGTCGGCTTCGATCAAGGTCTATGACAACGACACCGGCCCCGGCTACGTGAACGCGCTCAGTTGGACGAACGGAAACACGCCAGCAATCGTCCTCGGTAGTGCCAATGGTACGACCGCGATCACCACAAGCGATTGGGGTATCGACGCCACGGGTGTGGCAACTGGGATTGCCTCGGTTCAGTTCGATTCCGGGACGGCCATCTATTGCACCAGCGTGACGGTTTCGAATGCGGAGTGCAAAACGCTCTTCAGTGCCCCGAAGGTTCTTGTGGCTGCGCCGGGGGCGCACAACTTCATTGACGTGGTCAGTGTAGTCCTGTTCTATGACTATGCCAGTGCGGCCTTCAATACGGCCGGAAACAACCTCACCGTCGAATACAAGGCGGATGCCAGTGGACCCACGGCAACCAGTGCGATCTCTCAAACAGGATTCCTGGATCAGACGGTGGATGGAGTCGGCAAGTTGATTCCGGTCGCCGTGGCAAATCAGGTGGTTGCCGCCGTCGAGAATCAGCCTGTGGTTTTGTATTGTGCGACAGCTGATCCGACGACTGGAGGCGGCGTTGTTCGCGTGGCGATTTCGTATCGGATCATGCCCACGGGCTTCTAAGTGAGGTGAACAAATGAAACGACATCCTTTGATCGTCGTGGCTGTTCTGTCTCTGTGTTTGGGGGTCGGCCTGCTCGCACGGGCCGACCTCCGTA